ACCGTCAAGAACAGTCAATAGATAATAACCATCCCTAGAAGTATGTACATACTCAATGAGAGGTTCTACATTATAAATGTAGAATGCTCTTGGATAATTGTTATTAGTTGTGTAAGTAAATGGATACTTAGCATTTGTATCTCTAAGTTGTAATGTAAATCTTGCTTCTGGAGCTTTTAGTTCTTGAGATCCAGAAGCGCCTTTTGGCATTTTATAAATGACTCTCCATAAAAACTCACCATTTCCAAATCCCGCTCTATTGTCTTGAAGACGTTTAATATAAAGGTTTGAGGTTGTATTTGCATCAAATTCGTAGTTATCAGCGGATGAAGTTTGATTATCAGCGTTACTATCTCTTCTCTGAGTTAATCTTCTTAGAAGTGAAAGAGCAGAAGATGCTTGAGCAGTTAAAGCAACATCATCTGCAAGAGCACTATATCTAGTACCAATTGAAGAAAATGGAATATATCCAAATGGTTTAATGTTTTCAGAAGAGAAACTACCAGATGTAACTGATGTAACTCCATTAACTTGAATAACTACAGGACCTGTACCAGTTCTAACACCCAATGCTGTACCAGCACCATCTACAAGTACGAGGTAATCATTATTAGAAAATCCAGTACCAGCTTCTAGATCATTATTAGCTGGGTCATACTGAGTAACAGAAGTAACTGCTTTAGATGTACCATCAACATTTACTTGTACTTTAATTAGTGCTGATCGATTACCTAATGCTGTACCAGTAAGAGGAGTACCAGCAGCATTGGAAGGTTTTGCATCTACAAGTGCATTTGTAGCACCACCACTACCTATATCTTGGTAAGTAGCACCATTTGATGTAATATTATCAAATGCAAGTGGAATACCAGTAGCATTAATAGTTCCATCTGCCCTACCATCATTAACTAAAATACAAACTCTACCTTTATCTACACCACTTACTGTCTGTGAATATTCCCAACCATAGTAAGAACGTTTGTCATTTTTAGTAGTTTTACTGTTTTGAGTAGTTGCTGGATCTTTATGAAGTCCAAGATTTGATGTATCTCTCGCCCTTAATCTAGCACCAAATAATTGAGATGTTGCATCATCAGGTGATTTTGGTAAAAATGCATAAACAGCTTCTGGATTAGTATCAGAATAGTTTCTCTTACCAAGGTTATAGTCTAAACCACTTATAAGAAGTTCTGCCTTGGTTACGTTACCACTACTATCTGTTTCATAAAATTCTGGAATATCTTCTTCGGCAACTTCCGACTGTCCACCAATTTTAATATAAATTTTCTTAAATGTTGCTTCAGCGTTTGCTGCTCTAGCAAGCTCGTAAGCATCTACGGTATGACCAACATCAATTTCTGTAACACTAACAAGTGAATCACTATCAGGATTAATTCCTCTAGGTGGTACAAGTCCAATTACATATCCACCAGCATCTTGAGCAAATGCATTTGGTCTGTGAGATACAGCTTTTAATGCACAGTTACCAAAGTTAGAGTTTGAGTTAGTGATTGACATATCACCACCTGACTCAGCAAGGAAGTGATCTGCATTACCAACAGCAAACACGGATACAACTTGTAAGAATCCATCGTTAGATGCTTTAATATGGTAATGTCTCCAATCATCTCTGTATACAGAATCAGGATCAACTCTATATTCTACACTATCTGCATTAGTTTGAAGAGTTCCTTGTGAAAGGTTTGAACCAACAAATGCTCTGTTATCTCTTTGAAGTGCAATACCAGTATACTGAGCAAGAACCATAGATTTGAAACCAGTTGCTCTTGAACCATCAGCATGCAAACCATTCATACCGAATACTGATCTTAGAGAACAGTTAAAGATATATGGTGAAGCAGAACCGACAGTATCAGATAAACCAGCAGTTGCAACTGAACCAACGATTCTATTTTCTTCGATTCTCTGAATATAGTCTTCAGATGAAGGTGCAACAGCAGGAACAGTTCTTGTGACACTCGCAAGACTGGTTGGTGTACTAATTGTATTTGTAACAATTGAGAATAAAGTTGTGATTGCAGATCTTACGTTAGCACATGATGCAGCATCAGTATTAGATCCTGTTGTAGGATCAGCAGTAATTGTTAGATCTTTAACCTGTGTAAGTGATGTCTGACCAGATACTACTGTAACATCTACGTTATTGATAACTTGTAAAGCGATATTTCTTGCTTCATTAAACGCATATACGGATTCTGTTTCTTCTCCAACCAAGTGTTGTAATGCACCACCATTTACATAGAGGTTTGCAGCATCATGAACTTTGTTGTTTGAACCATAACCTACGTTATAAGCAACTGCTTCGATAACATCTTCAATATCATCTTCACAATTTGCTCTACCGCCAGGCACACTAAAACTAGTGAAGTTTGCAAGCATTCTACTTACAGCAACTTCAGCGATAAATCTTTTATTTGCTTCTAACAGTGTTTTTGCATCACCTTGACGATTTCCAACTAAAACTACGTCATCAAGAACACTATATTTGTCAATTTTAGTATAATAGTTTGTTAAAGCTGGTGAACTTGCATATTCAAATACAGTTAATTTATGATGAGAACATGGGAATACATCAGCACCACTATTTGTATAAGTTGCAGTTGCAGACTTAAATGGTGCGGTTCTATCACTATCTTTAAATGTAAGTTGCCAGAAATAACATCCACCAGTTACATTAAACATTGCACCTCTACCAGCTGAAGCATCAACAGGTGAAGGAATATATGTTGGTCTACAAATGGTTTTTCTTAGATCAAGACCTACAAGTGATGTACCACGAGGAACGATTACACCACCATTTACGTCATTAAATCTATAGATGTT